ATACTTCACCGATGCATTAAATTCATTTATTTTGTACCCGTCGCCCTGTATATCCACTTTTGAATTATTGAAATATACACTTTGAATTGTCTGATGTTCACGTGCTGTGGCATATGTTTTGATGACAATACTTCGGCCCGCTATTTCTTGCTCTCTGGTTTCACGTTCCATATTTTTTAGTATGCAGATTGTTCATTGATAAGTACAACCGCGATCATCTGCGAATTTGCGATTGAATAGAATGCTTTGAATGCAAGCGACACTGTCACTATATCATCATTGCCATAATTTCTTGTGAATTCATTGAATTTCACACTTGCAAGATCAATTGTGAGTTTTGGATTGAGTGATGCCCCAATTGTAACATCAGTATTTGTGAGCTCGATTCTCAATGCCTTTGCACTATCCGCAAGCATGAATGTTTTGAATGTCTCTGTGTCAAAAATAAGTTCTGCCGATCCCTCAATCGACATTTGTTTGTTGAGAATATCGACCGCCTCAACCGATCCAATTTTTCTGTCGTCCTCAAGATTCTTGCTGATTGTCAATTTTACTGATCGAAGTGCCACCGATGTACCGGCACCGAGGCCAGCAAGCGTGTCTGCATATTTAATCGTTCCATGTTGTGGCAAAAAGTTATTTTCAACGGAATATGCCGGCGTTAGGGATGCAGTCGAGCCGACAAGTGAGCGAAATGCACACGCTACTTTGCAGAATTCTCCAAGCGACACATCGAGATCAAATGAATCAATCATCCCGAGGCCATACTTATAGTCCTGATTCGGATCGTCTTGCAAAATTGTAATTGAATCACATTGATTGTCTTGCTGTACTGAAAATGTGTGTGTATATACTGATGTTTGTGTTGGCGCGCCTGTTGAGAGCCCTCCAAGTGTTGAGAGAAGAAGTAGTCCAATAGATTTGTCACCAATTTTGCCCTCAAATTCACCCTCCGCGAATTTGCTTATGATTGACGCCCCGATTGAATCCTCAATAACACCATATGATGATTCATCCACCACCTGCTCGATTTTGTCATCGTATGAAAATGACATTTTCGGGAGCCAAAAAGTTGCAGTAGTTTCTGCTGTCCCACGTGTCGTTTCTTTTTTGATGCCGATGTCGGCTAGTCGCCCAATAAATTTACTCATGATTTTTTTTATTTATTATTTGTAATTGCTCAGTGGCCTCCTCAATAGATTCGGCCTCTATTGTAACCGGCGGATTCCCTTTTGGAAAGAAAAAAGATTGCTTTTTGTTTTTTATATTTTCCTCCTTGAGTTCCTTGTTTTTGTAGTTTTTAAGCATATTGAAATTATAGCACAGGAAATTCCATACTATGAAAATGAAAGTGTGACATCCGCCTTTGCCTCAATGCGAACAATAAACATGACCAAATCCTTGCCACTGTGCTGATATGGTTGTGGGGATGATGACACCGGCAACACACCACCTCGAGCAGTCCCTCCGAGCGTCGGATCATTGTCAAATTCATTCATAATGTTTTCGACTAGTGTTTCAATTTCGCTTGACGTCTCTATATTTTCCGCATTTTGGATCACTACAATGTCAAAACTATATGTCCGCAGTACGCTCCGGTTGTCGAGCACACTACTTGCCACCGCCGGCGGCATCAAATATGCATGCGGAAAACTAGGAATATCCCCTTTGAGTGGATCATGTTTGAGATCGGTGCTTGTATACCCCCCCAAAACACCGTCTGTGACGAGATTTGCTAGGTTCACCGCAATTTGTGTCTTTATGTCTGCAATCATGTTATATGCTCGCTATGTCCCTCACAGCGTTTTCTATGGCATTCCTAAAATGTGTGTTGACCTCCTTTTCCGATGCATTGACTATGCGATCCATGTACTTATTCGGCTCAATGCCCCTGCTAGTCCCAAAATATACATGTGGCGCATATTGCGCAGTCGGCCCTATTGATCCTTGGAGTCCACTGATTTTGCGCCCGAATGCAAATGATTGCGCTAGGTACCCGGTACGCAATCCACGTGGCGTCTTGAATTGAAAATTTGCATCCGTTGAATGTTTTTCAATTGAAAAAATAGATGCCGCAACCGCTTGTGATAGATGCAAAAGCATAGTTTTTGGCGCCTTGAGAAAACTAGCCTTGAGCTCGTCCATATTTTCAATTTTGATTGTCATTGTAATCATACGAATCCACCGCGCCTGTAGTTTTTTATTATTGCAATATCCTCGGCAAGAAAAACATCCTTTTCCCATGTGATCGATGATCCCTCGAATGATTCACTTGAGCGACCCTCGGAATCACGTTTTTTGAATGATCGCACTACCGCCTTTTCACATACCTCCGTCAATTCAAGTGGCAATGTATGATCACTTTCAATGTCATATGTCCCTGTGAAATTTATGATGAATCCGCCTGTGTATGTGATGCGCACGTTTTGTTTTCCCTGTGGCAATGATCCTTTCATGTGTATCAATCCCGTTGCGTTGTCTATAGCATAATCCTCGACGCTATAATCCACCCACGTCGGATTTGCATTTGATCCTGTCTTATATTCTAGTGTCGGAGCGCCTGTGATGGGCCCGTTTTTTATAATTAAGATTAAGCCTGCGCTCCCATATATATCCGATCCGTCATAAAGTTCATTTGAATATGCTGTTTGTTTGAATCGGCGCCCGGCCATTCGTTCCATTCTGTCTGTGACCCCGCCAATCAATGCATCCATGAGACCATCAAAAGACGTGGTTGTGATTCCCAATCTATTTTTTACACGTGATTTTGTTGTGAGCTGATATGTGATGACTGACATATATTTTATTTTAGCACCACCCCCTTGAAATCCAAAGGGGCGGAATAAAACAAGACTATGCGTCCTGAGTTACAGGATTGTCTGCACCATCTCCGAGAAGAATAACAGCCGCGCCCTCCCATGAGATCGTAGTTGCTGAGCAAGTAAGATCGGCACGCAAGTATCGCTTTCTTGTTGTGTTCAAGTTAGAAATTCTAGCTGTGCGGAGTTCGTTGTCGTCATCATCCTCAAATACAGCAGTCACACCAGTCGTGGTATATGTGCCATTTGTTGTGTCACATTCTTTCACTGTGATTGTGTATTGATCAGTGCCACCTGTCGCGATGTCCCCTGCGCAAACAAGCAACATTCCATCACTGAATCCAAGCGTGTCGACGAAATCAGTTCCGGTTGTGTCTGTTGTATACACCTCGGCATCGATTGTGTATTTTGCAAGTACGTTGTCAAAAATTTTCATATATATTTTTTGAGTTATTGATAATCTAGTTTTGATAATTTAGTTCGCGTATTCTCCGTCATCGGGAGTTTGCGCAAGACTGATCCTTTCGATAAGATCGGCCTTTGACCCTCCCTTTGAGAGTCCAAGTTCATCTGCCTTTGCACGAAGTTCTGAAAGTGAGAAATCCCCTATCGGAGCCGATTCGGTTTGCACCTCCTCTTTTTTTTCTACACTATCAATCACCTCGCTGACATCTGCCCCTAATCCCTTTGCAAAGTTTTCATCAAGTTCAAGAGTTTCATTTTTTTCCACTCTTGTACCTTGATTGCTGAAAGCACATTCTGCTTTGTAAAGTTTTTTCATAGGAATTATTATGATGCGTTAGTCTTAATCACCACCGCCGCACTAGGGAGCCCGATTGCAATTGCGTGACGATGTAGGAAACGAATTGCGACCTGATTTGCGAGGAAAAGGTTTTTGCCTCCTACTGTTGCAGAATCAGATTTTGCCACCTCCATCGGGCCACGATCACCGACATAGAGAGCTTGTCTCAAGTTAGCAAACGCACCGAATTTTGTTGACACCGCGGATGTTGAAAACAAAGGGAGTACGTCTGTTGTAAACACAGGATATCCCAAAATTTCGCCCACTGGTTGAATTCCATTCTCACGACGAAGTGTCGCAAGCATAGGTTGATACTGTCCGAATTCAAACACACCCGATGTTGATCGAGAACGTATTTTTGCCCACACAGTGCGGTTGAAATAAAACGCCGCGTCGTTTAGTGCCGCTGTCGGCATCGCTCCAATCGCATCTGATGCCTCGACAATGCCGAAGTCATCGAATGATGTTGACCCTGCCGCAAGAGTGTGCACAGTCACATCGCTTGATCCAAGAAGTCCTACGAATGGCGATCCTGCGTATGATCCACCCATGAATCCCTCACGATCGAGACGATAAGCCATACCCTCGGCCGCAAGTCCCATGAGCCAATCTGCTACGTCCACATTTGCATCATTGATAAGTGTGTTTCCAAGACGGATCACAAGAATCCATGTCTTTGTTAGAAGTCGAGCATCTTCAAAAGACACTGATGTTTCGGTTGTTTCCTCATCCTCACCGATATACTCACCCTGCAATGCTGATCCTGTGTAGCGTGGAATATCTAGCTGATCGCTTGACATCGGGAAAAATGTTGCATCACGTGCAACTAGTCCCACAGTCGCCGCAATCCTCTTGATTCCCGCGTACACCTCTGATGGTACAAGATATCCTCCTGTACTATCGTTATTCTCAAGCAACGCCGCTTTTTCACCGCGTGCAATTTGTTTCAAATCTTTGACGAATGCAACCTTTTGCTCATCGTCTACCCCTGAGAAGTCCTTGCCTCCAAGTTCGCGAGATTCTCGCATCTTTTCGACATGCGCTTTCACCGCTTTCGCAGCTTCCGGCGCAATGACTTCACTTATGCTTTTCTCAAGTGCCTCATCGACAACATCTCGAAACGCCTTTGTCATTTCATCTTTGTTCATATGTTATTTATATGTTATTTATAATCTCGCTTACTTTGAATCGACGTGCTTTCGCATATGCGCGAGTGAATCCGCGAGAGCCGTTGAGGCAATTTGTGCAAGTCTGCGACCCTCGTTGAAATGGCGCAATGCCTTTTCAGTCTCGGATTCTACAGTCTCATTTTTTTTGTCCTCTGCATCCTCATCCTTTTCAACATGCTCCTGATCGTCAATTGAGTCCCCCTCGACTGAGTTCTCACTGACGTCGTCTAACACATCGCTTGCCTCCTTGAGCGCAAGTTTTATTGATGCCAATTTTGCCTTTGATATTTTCACCATTTTTTCACCATCGACTTCATCATCCTCGATTTTTTCATCGATAATTTCCTCATCCTTTTTCTCCTCATCTTTTTCATCCCCGGATACAGTTTCATTTTCCTCGACGTCTTTGATATCCAATTTGATGAATCCCTTTGTGACAAGATCGTTGACTGAGATATTTGATTTGATCAATGTTGAAAGAGCCATCGGATTTGCCGGTACTGATACAAAAGAAAATTCTATCAATTCCGCCTTTGTTATAACATTCCCATTGCGTTCCTTTTCAATAAACCCGACTGATGTCGCTCGTATAATTCCAAGATCATACAGTCGGCGAAGTTCTTGTCCGTCTGCACTAGGCGCAAATTTTCCACGTGCCACAAGAGAGCCATCCCGGCGCTCAATTGCCAAACACACACCCACAGGCATGCGATAATGATCATGACCCCATAGCACAACAGGATTTTTCATGTAGTAGCCGATATCCCATCCATCGAGCATGATAACCTCGCCCATGCGATCAGTATCCTCAGTTGTGATGACTACTTCAAAAATTCCAGTTTCCTCATCGGATGCATCCTTGATTGATTTTGTAAAAACATCAAAACCTTTTTCCGCCATCGTCGCGAGAAATGTTGCTTTGACTTCGTCTGTGAGTTTTATTTTTTCCATGTTTATATTATAGCAGTGTTAATTCCACACAATAATTTTTTACTTAAAAGCTGACTTGTATATCCTCTGGCCGTACAAAACAATTGCAGTTCGGATGTAATGGCGGCACATTGATTGTCCGATAATCCAATTGCATCACACCTCCATCGGCTCCCCGCACCACATCACCCTTTGAAAAGAAATCCGATTGCACGTCAATGATCTTGCCATTCAATGGCCCGCAGAATTCGCACACCCGATGATCCTGTGACGTATACCATCGCACCGTTTTCACGACCCCTGATTGCCTGTATGCCAAGCTTGATGCCTCATTTGCCACATAGAATGTTTCCGTATGTGCCACCTGTAATGCCCGGGCCTGATCACTAAAAATATATATATCTGATATTCGGCTCGTCAATTGCGATATACTCTCACCATTCTTGATCCCCTCGTTGAGTGCTGATTTTATAAGAGAAAGTGTTGTGTCGTTGTATGATTCCGACATACGTTCTGCACTTTGTGCAATTATTTTTGCAATGTTTTCCTCACTTGGATTGAATGCGCCTGCAAATCCCTGATCATCCCATTCCTTGATCGCCTGCTCTGTCAATAGCCCTGAGAGAAGTGGCGACACCAAATCCACCATCAATTCAACCTCCACCTCATAATCAAAAATTTCACCCTTTGTCACCGTCTTTGCAATTGTATTGAGTTTTGCTATAACATCACGCTGTTGTCGTCCATTGAAATCTTTTATTTTTTCTGCCATCATCTTTTGGTATTGTGTTACACGTGAAACAAATTCCTTGTGTCTTATTGCATCCGATTCCTCACGATTATCTTTTTTTTTTGTATTCAAAACCTCAACCGCTTTGTCGGCCATTTTCTCTGCAATACTTTTTTTTGTTTCCTTGAATCCTCGTGTGCGCTGTGGTTTCACCGCTATTGATTTTTCCGGCGCCCCTATCGGTACACCGAACGGAGCACCATAGATCGTGTCACCGCCCGAAATACGAGGCAACCCATGCTCTGCACGTACCTCATTGATTGTTTTGTATGCACCATTTGCAAGCGCCGCCTGATTTTCCCGAATAGAAATCTCCTCATTTTGAGGAATAAAATTGTCATATGCAATATAAAATTGCCCCGATGTGTCAAAAAGTGTCACGATGTATTCATTCAAAAATTCCACATATCCATCCACGATCGGTTTCACTGTGTATTTTGCAAATATATATTCCGATGCCTCCGCGCTTGCCCGATTCACATCAGTCGTCAACCCAACCAATGTCTTTGGCACACCAAATCCTGAAAGGATTTTGTCGCGCGTCTTGTCATCCATCTCCGCAAATTGTGTGTCCTGCATCGTAGCAGATGCCGCAGTGAATTTTGTATTTTTTGGCAATACCGCAAGCTTGTGCGCATTTTGCACCCCAGTATGCTCGTTGACAAGCCCCGCCTTGATCAATTTTATTCGCTCCATTGATTCCTCGTCTGTTTCAAGGAATCCGCCAAACTGTGCCCCGTTTACAAAAAACAAACGCAAGAATTCATTTGCATATACGGATGTGTCTACCCACCGCGCAATTTTTGAGAGTTTTCCCACACCCCAATATGGATTTGCCGGATCGGAATAGCGATCATGCGCCACTTCCTCGATTGCATATGATGAATTTCGTGCCCCCTGCTTGTAATCGTATCCCGTAAGTGCACCATTGTTTTTGTCTACCTTTGCGGATACACGTGTCGCGATCATCGGGATAATGTTTTTTTTGTCGCGAATATCCCAAAAAGCATTTCCTGTGAGCTCCTTGTACACAGTCGTCAAATATGCGAAATCCTTGCCTGTGAATTTATTTCCCGGCTTTTCTAAAAAGCGAACGATCTCGCCATCAAAAATCTCCATGTCATCACCATTTTTTTCATATTTCATGACCTTGTATCGTATTGACGACACCGCCTTTGCCACCTTATCCACCGCAATGAAAACCCATTCCTTGTTGTTTGCAAGCAAATTCTGCCCATTCACATCGCTTGTACTGAGTATCGTGTTGAATGATGTATGCATACCACCATCAAACGCCTTTTCTTTTTTTGAAAATGCAGTTTTTATTCTTGAGAAAATATCCATGTTGTTATTATACCCCACAATTAAATCCATACCACCCCCAAATTTTCACCCTCAGTTGCCCGCGACAATGTGAGCGCCAATGCATCACCGACATCCGGCGAAGAAATCCCTCTTTTTTTCATATCATCTTTTGATTCGAGCTGTATTTTTCCATTCGATGTGATTTTGTATTTCGGGGATGCCAATTGATAAAAGCCCTCATGTTTTTCCAGTATAGCATCTTTGAGCCATCCTTTCATTTCATCCCATGATTCGATTCTGATATTGATATATGTTTTTGGATCTCGTGCCTGCCCTGCCACGTTCACACCATACACACGCCCCGCAATATCCGGTTGTTCACGCAATCTGTCAAATACCCCGGCTCCTAGTCCGCCCGTAATATCAATATATGCATCGACATCTTTATTATCTCGAAGAAATTTTGCCA